GCCTGCCACAGCGGGCGGATCGGTCGGCAGCCGGCACTCTTCCAGTCCGGGCTTACCGTTATTGCGAAGCGGTCACGACCGCCGCGGGTTTCGGATGGTGGATATTCCCGCCGGCTGACGTCCAGTTCATCTGGGACGGTCACGACGTCTTCTGGCAGTGTGCCGGCTGGGAGGACTGGCAGCCGCTGATGCCAGCGGCGCAGTTTCCCGACTTCCCATCGCGTTTCGATCAAGCCGCCCCCATGACCCTGACTGGCTGCTCGCCGCCCTTCCTCTCCGCGCTGCCAGAGCCAGGCACGGTTCAGATCTGTACCGGTTTGATGGCGCGCACTGCATCGGACTGGAGCTTGCTGATCCGCGCACCGGCAAATCTGCCATCCCCGGGCGGCTACACGATGTACGAGGGCATAATAGAGAGCGATCGCTGGTTTGGCCCGCTGTTCACCAATCTTCGGTTCACGCGGAGTCATGCTCCGGTAAGGCTCCGGCCGGATTTCCCCTTGGCACAGGTGCAACCCTTGCCTCGTCTCGCCTACTCCGATGCCACCCTCGGCGCCACAATGACGACCGCCGAGATCGCAGGCTTCACGGCAGCCGACTGGGCCGATTACCGGGCTGCGATCGCAGATCCAAACGAGAAGCCAGATCGAGCCTTAGGCAAGTATGCCGTGACTGCGCGCAAGCGGTCTCGCGCGGGCTGCCCGTTGACCAGCGCGTGATGACCGAAGGCGGAATCGCCCGGAGGTCTGAATCACGCGCTCCAACAAAGAAAACTAAAGCAGGATGAGGTCTTGACCCCATCATGCCTTAGCTGACCGTGGACCTCAAAGCGGCATCAGCCGCATGCAGTTCCCCTTGCGGCCCGCGCGGAACACGAAATCGACGACCGGGCCGATACCCAATAGTCTCGGCCACTTCGCAACTGAACTGAGCTGCCAAAGCTCCTCCACGGCGTCGATTGCACCAAGCAACGCAGGCTCGTCACCAGTGATCAACAGGACCGGCAAATCGCGGTCATAGGCGGCGACGGTCATCAGCACATGGCAGCCGTCCTGACCGGCAGCTTCCATGGCCGCGACCACTGCCATTGGGCGGCGCTGGCTCAAGATCGACCGAAGATCCTCCTGGGTCGCCAGCCGCTCGACGGCAACGTCAAGACAATCGCAGACCGCACGAAATGCCGTGGAGTATTCCTCGTCGTCCTCGATCACGAGGACCAGCGGCTCGCGGCTCGCGCCACCGAGCCCGGCCCCGCCGCCCTGAGCGGCGGCACACAAATTGAGCGGCGTGTCCATATAAGTCATTGCGCCCTCAAAGTACCTGTTGCTGCATGACGGCCGCAGTCTGCTCCGTGCGGGGCGGCCGTTGAAGTAGTGCAACAGTCAGTTCGGCGTCAATGCCCGCGAGTTTTTCGTCAAAGCCCGGCGGAACGCGATCACCCCCGGCGAAGCTCGACGTTCCAGCGGCATCTACCAGACTGAAGCTTGCCATCGATCGCATCGGGCCTGGACGCCACGGCATCGAAGACGATGGACAGGTCCCGATGATCCGGTCCTGCGCGGACAAGCTTGCCCTTGAGGTGGCCGTCGTCAGCCACATCGCCGTGCACCACCGCGGTGCTCTGGAAGGGGTCGAAGGCGAAACCCCGCTGGCCGATCGTCATGAGCCCTTCCGTCGCGGACCCGCACGAGGTCACCGTCGGAGTGACCTCGCCGACCCAGCGGCCTTGCAAACCATACCACGACAAGACCTGGCCTGACTGGAGCTTGTCACTGAGTTCGCTATGGCATCCGCAGACCAACGCGATGCCAAGAAACCCGCAGATGCGCAGGTGGAGCCGCCAAGCCGATCGTTCTAAGATTTTTTTCCGATTCTTCTTGCCCAAGCCCCCCAGATTCTGGTATTTATCCCTATAGAATGGTGCGATGCGCAAGCAGGTCGCCCTCCGGATCAAACTCCCTTCGGTCGCCGAACACTATGTCAGGGATCCTGAACCGTACTTCATTCAGGCGGCCTGACCAGTCGGCAGGAATTCCGACCACCAATCGATGCCGGGTTCCTCGCAGGGTTCGCAATATCGGCGAAAGGGGGCAAGCCTGGAAACCCCGGGCCTTGTGGATTGGGCGAGATCTGTCCTGCAAAGGGATGGGCAGGCCCCCGCGAAGCATCACCTGTTACTGCTCAAATCGCTCGATCGGATCTCGAGAGGCGACATCGACCGGCTGATGGTCTTGATGCCGCCGGGTTCAGCGAAATCGACCTACACATCCCTGCTGTTCCCGGCTTGGTGGTTCACGCAACATCCTGTCAGCTCGGTTTTGGCAACGTCGCATACGACGAGCCTGGCCGAACACTTCGGGCGGCAAGTGCGCGAATTGGTGCGCGAATACCGCGATCAGCTTGGTTATCACCTGCATGCCAGCCGGCAAGCCGCCGGGCACTGGCAAACAAGCGAGAGAGGCGAATACTTCGCCACTGGTATCCGCGGTCCGCTTATTGGGCGGCGCGCTGATCTGGTGATCATCGACGACCCGGTAAAGTCGGAAGCCGAAGCGGACAGTCACCTGCTCCGCGAACGCGTCTGGAACTGGTACAGATTCGATCTGACCACCCGGCTCAAGCCACGCGCGCGAGTCGTGTTGATCATGACACGTTGGCATATGGACGATCTCGCTGGACGCCTGCTGGCTCAGAACGCCGCGGAATGGGAAATGATCCGATTACCTGCCCTGGCGGAAGGGGACGATCCGCTGGACCGAGCACCGGGTACCGCTCTGTGGCCTGAATGGGAAGACGAAGCTGCGCTGCAGCGCAAGCGAGAGACGATCGGCGAACGTGCATGGGCGGCTCTCTTCCAGCAATCGCCGAGACCTATCGAGGGAAGTCTGTTCAAGACGGATTGCATCGAGATCCTGGACAAACCACCACTCCACTGCAGTGGTCCGGTGGTACGCGGCTGGGATCTTGCCGCGAGCGCCGAGCTTGGCGGCCATGACCCGGACTGGACCGCTGGCGTGAAGCTGGCGCGGGACGACCGGGGCCGGTTCATAATACTGGACGTCGTGCGCCTGCGGGGTACACCGCATCAGGTCGAGGAGGCAATCGGCGATGCCGCACGTGTCGACGGCAGAGAGGTTACGATCGGGTTGCCGCAAGACCCCGGCCAGACAGGAAAGCACCAGGCCAGCTATCTCACGCGCCAGCTCGCCGGCTACCGAATAGACAGTTCGCGAGAAACCGGGTCGAAGCTTACCCGCGCTGTACCTGTCGCATCTCAGGTCGAGGCATGCAATTTCGCGATCATTCGAGCCAACTGGAACCATGCTTTTCTGGAGGAATTGCGGGATTTCCCATTCGGTCACAAGGACGATCAGGTCGATGCGTTATCGCGCGCCTTCACGGTCCTGACCGAACATGGCCAGCCGGCGCGCCTCATTAGGCTTCCAGTCCTGATGCGCTAGTGTCCCGATTCCGAAGTCCTTCGCACTTCAGAATCGGGCCACTGTTCTTTGCTCTCAGTGGCCTGCTTATCCTCTTCGTTCGCCGCGGAATGCGAGGAACTTCGAGGGCAGGCTAGGACCGGACGGAAACTCACCGCTGACACATGTTTGACACGATCTGCCGCCTGATCCCTGTGGACCCGCTGTGCCCTGGACGGGCACGCACGCTGGATATCTTGAAGCGGGTGCTGGACGGCAAGCTATACGATGTACTTCCCTATGAGTTCCACGAGGAACGCGGTCCCAGCGGTGAATACATCCCGCTGCGCAACCGGCGCCCCAGCGTGCGCTATGCGCTCTGCCGGGTGATCGTGGAAGACAGCGTATCGTTGCTGTTCAGTGAAGGCCACTTTCCGACCATCGATTGCGCCGACCGTGACATTCGCGCCACGCTTGCTGACCTGGTCAAGGAGTGCCGCCTCAACTTGACGATGACCGAAGCAGCGATCCGAGGTGCCGTTGGCTCCGCGGCCATCCTCATGCGCGTGCTTCGGGGGCGCGTCTTCTTCGACGTTCTCGATACCACCCACCTGATCCCGCATTGGGACCCCGAGGAACCGGACAAGCTGCTGCGGGTCACAGAAAAGTACAAGGTTTCGGGCGAACTTCTCGCGACCAACGGGTACGAAGTTGCCGATACCAGCATCGATTACTGGTTTACCCGCGAGTGGGATTCCGAGAGCGAGACGTGGTTCGTGCCACAGCCGTCAGACGGCGCAGCCAGTATCCAAGTTGACGAATCGAGAAGCGTGCAGCACAGCCTCGGGTTCGTGCCGATCGTCTGGATCCGCAACCTTCCCGGTCCGTCCTCAACGGGCGACCCGGCGGACGGCGCGTGCACGTTCCGAACGGCGATCGAGACTCAGATCGAAATAGACTACCAGTTGAGCCAGGCCGGCCGCGGGCTGAAGTACAGCAGCGACCCCACGCTGCTGATCAAGGAACCGGCTACCATCGACAGTGAGATCGTCAAAGGCGCCGGCAACGCGCTCGTCGTGAGCGAGAAGGGTGACGCCCGATTGTTGGAGATCGGCGGCACTGCGGCCGCGGCTGTCATCGAGTACGTCCGAACACTTCGGGAGCTGGCGCTGGAGAGTGTTCACGGCAATCGCGCCAGCGCTGACCGGCTCACTGCTGCCCAATCGGGCCGTGCGCTGGAACTGATGAACCAAGGATTGGTGTGGCTCGCCGACAACCTGCGGGTAAGCTACGGCGAAGGTGCATTGCTGTCGCTCGCGCGCATGGTGCTGCAAAGCTCGCAGGTTTACCGGCTGCGGGTCATGGGCAGAGAAGTCGGTGCAATGAATCCGCTTGCGCGACTGTCATTGAAATGGCCGCACTGGTATCCGACTACGGCCGATGATCGACAGAAGGATGCCCAGACGCTGAGCACATTGGCCGGCGCGGGCCAGATCAGCCGCGAAACTGCCATAAAGGCCATTGCGGACACCTACGATATCGAAGACATCCCCGCCGAACTCGCCCGAATCGCCAGCGAACTGCGTAACAACGAAAGCGACTGATGACAGAACACGAAAAGTCCGGCGCACCGGAACCAGATCCGACCGCCGAACTGCGCGCCCATGCGGAGCTGCTCGAGCGCCGGCTTGCCGACGCCGAGAACGACGCACGGGCACGCATCCTACATGCTGAGTTGAAGGTGGAAGCCGTGCGTGCCGGCATCGTGGACCTCGATGGCCTGAAGTTGCTCGACACGGCGGCCGCGCAAGTCGGCCCGGATGGCGAGGTCAAGAACGCGGCCGAGCTGATCGCGCAGTTCAGGCGCGCAAAGCCATGGCTGTTTGGCGGTAGCTCTTCGTCCAGTTCAGCCAACCCGCCGCCCGCGCAACCGGCGCGCCAGAAGCTGGCGACGGAGATGACCGATGCCGAATATCGAGCCGCCCGCGCGGCAATCCTGAAGCACCAATTGTAAAGGGCATACCGAATGGGCATTCAGAACTTCCCAGCTTCCTTGCAGCCTATTATTCAGCAAGGCTTTCTGGAGCGCGAATTCCAGCAGGCGTTGGCCTCCCGGCTGGGTTATCGGGCATGCGCCGATAGGGTAAAGATTTCCGTCGGCATCGGCGAAACCCTGACCAGAACCCGCGCCGGCCTCAAGCCCAGCGTCACTACTCCCGTCGTCCCAAGTAGCAATACAAACTTTGATAATGGACTCACGCCGACCGGCTGGGGTGTCGAGCAATATACGATCTCGATCAACCATTACGCGGCGACCACCGATCTGAACATGGTTGCGAGCCGGGTCGGAATTGCATCGCAGTTCCTGCAAAACGCCTATGTGAACGGCGAGCAGGCGGCGCGCAGCCTGGACGAGCTGGCACGGAATGCGTTGTTCAACGCCTATTTCGGCGGCAACACACGCGTTCGGACGACGCTAGGAAGCTCAGGCACCGCGGTTTCGGTCGACGATGTCCGCGGTTTTCAGAACGCGTTCGTAAACGGGATCCAGCAGTCGGTGGGGGTGTCCAATCCGCTGACTGTAGCGGTCGGTGCCAACGCCTATACCCTGGTCGGGGCCGCTGCAGATATCACCAACGTATCAACCGCGCCCAATGGGGTGTCCGGCGTCCTGACATTCTCCGGCAACGTGGCCGTCGCCGATGGAACCGCGGGCAACGCCGTTACCGCCGCCAATGCCTCGGTGATTGTCCGGCCATCGCAGCGGGCAACGACAGGCGCCTTGACCGCCACCGACATGCTGACAATGTCCTGCCTGCTGGATGCGGTTTCGAAGCTCCGCATGAACGCGGTGCCGGAGATCGACGGGGTCTATAACTGCTATCTGGATCCTGTCTCGGCACGGCAGCTCTTCGCTGATCCGGACTTCAAGCAACTGTTTCAGGGGGCCACGTCGGCGAACCAGGTCTTCCGACAAGGAATGACCAATGACTTTCTCGGGCTGCGGTTCATCCCCACGACGGAAGCCTTCGTACAGCCGCATCCTTCGTTGGCAGGCCTTATGGTCCGCCGACCAATCGTCTGCGGCCAAGGTGCTCTCATCGAGGGGGACTTCGCCGGAATGGCCGCCGAGGATGTCGCGCCAAGAGACTCCATCGTCTCCCTCGTCGATGACGTCGCCATGGTAACACGGGAGCCGATCGACCGGCTGCAGCAGATCATCGCCCAGTCCTGGTACTGGATCGGCGGCTTCTGTGCTCCGTCGGATACAACCACCAACCCGGCGACCGTGCCGACTCCCACGAATGCGGCGTTCAAGCGGGCAGTGATGGTTGAGCACATCGGCTGACATCTACACGGGCGAAGCAACACATGGCTATCGGCTCCATCACCCCGTTCCGCCCGACCGGAACGGCATCCCTCAACGCAGGCACCGCATCGAGCGTTGTCGCTCTCGCCGGGGGGGGCGAGTCGGTCGTGGTGACGAATACCAGCACCTCGCTCGCCTACGTTCGGTTTGGCGCCGATCCCTCGGTTTCGGCGACCAACGCCGACATGCCGGTGCTGGCCAATTCGCGGGTGATGCTGGCGGCGAACAGTCTGGTCACTCACGCCGCCGGTGTTCTCGTCAGCGGAACGGGCGCGGTTCTATTCACTCGAGGCGACGGGTCCTTCCTCTGATGCCGTTCAGCGATCCGGAAAAGACCGACATACGCCGGTTCTGCGGCTATCCCGCCCGCGGCTCGGCAGCCACCGGCTTCGAAAACTGGCGGTTCTTTCAGGCGTACGGACTTCTTGAATTTCGCATGAACAACCTGTCGGCGGCGGAAGAGGCGGTGGTGAAGCGCTATCTCGGAACCCTGACGGTGCTGGAGCACGCGGTACCGCGTGCTGGCGACAATCTGGACACCGATCAGGCAGCGGTCTGGACCCGAAATCGCGACGAACTCCGCGACCGTACGAAACTGTTCGACGACTGGCGACATCGGCTGTGCGGCTTTTTTGGCATTCCGCCGGGACCGGCACTGCACGACAACGGCATGACACTGATCGTTTGATATGGACGCCACAACACTGCAGGATCGGATCTATCGTGGACTGAACGCCGCCGCACGTGCGATTGGCGCGGACACTGATGCCTATCGCCCGTCGGGAGTGGCGGACCCGCTTGCGCCAACCAATCGATTTCTCCGCCTGCGTGCCGCGTTTACCGCACCTGATGGCCGATTTGCCCATCCGAACGCATATGGCGAGACCCTTTGGTATGGCATCTTCGATGCCGCCTATACGCGGCCTGGCGACTACCTTGTCCAGGGCCAGGTCGCATGGTTTATCGCGGCCCAGCAACGACTGCTACCTGTGCTGTGTGTTCAGACGAACCGGATCGTTTCGTTCTCGCGGCCGGCGGCCCCGTCGAGCATGGGCGCCAACCGGTATGGCGGCGCCACGACTGCCACCAACCGAAGATTGCTGACCGGCTGGCCGGCAAGTGTCTTGGGCGTCTCGGGCCGTGGCCATCCGAGCGCGGACCTGCCAAGCGATACTGCCGTGCCCTACTGGACCGTTCTGCTCCCGGCCATATCGGATATGGTTCTGCTGCCCTCGGACTTGATGAACGATGATCTGGGGAGGAATGCGGTGGTAGCGGCAGCCGAACTGACAGATCTTGGCTGGCGCGTGACCGTCAAACAGGCAACCACCTGATGGCCGATCAATCAGATGTAGAGGAGGCCTTGGTCAACATCGCCGTTGCGGCGCTCTACCCGAATGGAACCGCCCGGCCAAGCATTTCTGGACCGGAGTGCCGGATCTACCGCGGGTGGCCGAATTCCGCGTCGCTCGATGCCGATCTTAGCGCTGGGGTCGTCAACGTCACTGTCTTCCCCGTCAGCGGATCGACGCGGACCACGACCCGATATTCCGAGCAATGGATCGGTGCGCCGGGGCAGGCAACGCTAACCGCGCGGGTCAACGGTACGACAGTAACCTTTGGCGGCACGGCGGGGCTCGGCCAGGTCGCCGGTATCCTCGTCAACAGCAGCGCCTATGCGTATCGGACACAGACTGGCGACACCAGTCAGTCGGTCGCTGCCAACCTTGCCAGCATGCTCCGATCCGATGCGATCGTGCAGCTATCGGCGAGTAGCGTGACAATTGCAGGTGCCCGCCATCTCCTGGCGAGGGTGGTGTCGGACGCGCCAGTGAAGCAGGAAGTGCGGCGCCAAGAACAGGGTTTTCGTGTGACGTGCTGGTGTCCGACACCAGCAACCCGCGATGCTACCGCGATAGCCATCGACCAGGCTCTAAGCACGCAATATTTCCTTCCACTGGGCGATGGCACCAGCGGGCGGCTTACTTACGGTGGTACAACGGAATTCGATCAGTCGCAGAATGCACGGTTATACCGGCGCGATCTCACTTACGTGATTGAATACGCGACAGTAGTTTCCGACACACTTCCAGCGATGCTGTTCGGCGAACTTGCTCTGAATGCGGCATCGGTAACTGTTTGAACGACTGGGGTAGTTATGCAAGTCCACTTGGTTGTGGTGAGGCCATTCGGCACGCTTGCCCGGGGCGACGTGGTCGCTGACACGGCGCGCATAAGGGAAATCCTGGACAGCGAGCATGTGCACGCGGTGGTCCGCGTGGCCGTGCCGGTGGACAAAGGAGCTTGAGCGCAAATGCCAATTGTTCAGCAGGGCAGCATAAACACCACCGCCCTCGTGGTGCCGGACCTCTATGTCCAGATCGTGCCGCCGCAAAATCTGGTCCTGAATGGAGTACCGACCAACGTCGTCGGCATCGTCGGGACTGCGTCCTGGGGGCCGGTGGGCCACCCGGTGATTGTAGGCACCATGGCGGACTATGCCCAGAACTTCGGGCCGATCATGGCACGCAAGTACGATATGGGTACGCAGCTCGCAACAGCGGTTCAGCAAGGCGCACAGAACTTCCGCTGCATCAGGGTTTCCGACAATACGGACTCGGCCGCGCAGACGGTGTTGCCCGGGACTACCGTGACGTTCACAGCGCTGTACACCGGATCACTCGGCAATCAGGTCTCCGTGGCATTGTCGGCCGGATCGAAGGAGAGTACCTGGCGACTTACCGTCTCACTGCCGGGCCTGCAGCCTGAGGTATACGACAATATCCCAGGGAGCGGTACCGCATTCTGGTCAGCGCTCGCGCAGGCGGTCAATCAGGGGCAAGGCCCCCAGCGAGGCCCTTCGCAGCTCATCATTGCCAGCGCTGGCGGAGCGACGGTCGCGCCCACGGCTTTTTCAACCACCTTGGGCATGACCGCCGCGGGCACGGACGGCGCGACCGACGTGGCTGCGTCGACCCTTGTCGGGCTTGATCTTCCGCCACGCTCGGGCATGTACGCGCTTCGTGGGCAGGGTTGTGGGATCGCGGTGCTGGCCGATGCAGATGATCCAGACTACTGGACGACACAGGCAGAGTTTGGTCTCGAGGAAGGAGTCTACATGATACTCACCGGCCCCGCCGGTGATACGATCCAGAACGCGGTGGCGGTCAAACAGCAAGCTGGATTGGACAGTTATGCCGCCAAGCTGATGTTCGGTGACTGGCTCTGGTGGTCGGACCAGGTCAACGGGACCATCCGGCTTGTGTCCCCGCAAGGCTTCACTGCGGGCCGGTTGGCAAACCTGTCTCCCGAACAGTCCAGTCTCAATAAGCAGCTTTACAGTGTCATTGGCAGTCAGAAGTCTGGCACCCCAGGCACTGGTCAGAACGCGTCTTATTCCTCCGCCGATCTTGCTGTGCTGCTGAGCGCAGGATCGACCTGATCAGCAATCCACAACCTGGCGGCAGTTTCTGGGGCGTGCGGGGCGGCCACAACTCCTCATCCAATTCGGCCGCCAACGGCGACAATTATACACGCTTGACCAATTACATCGCGGCGACGCTCGCGGCGGGCATGGGTCAGTACGTCGGGCAAGTCATCACCTCGGATCTGTTTCGCAGAATACGGGCGACACAACTGGCCTTCCTGCAAAACATGCTCGGGCAGGGACTGCTTGGTAGCACCGATGGCAGCTTACCGTTCAGCGTTGTCTGCGACACCTCCAACAATCCCCCGAGCCGAACCGACCTGGGTTATGTCCAGTCGGATGCACAGGTGCAGTACCAGGCGATCAACGAAAAATTCATCATCAACATGGAAGGCGGTCAGACGGTGCAGGTGTCCCGTCAGACCCTACCTGGCGGCCAGGCGGCGACCTAAGGAGCAAGAGGAATGTCTCTTACCATGTTCTCAATCGGCCGAGACACCCAGCTCGTGGTGATAGGGCCGATGGGACGCATCGATCTTACACACGTTACATCGTTTGACAGCCGGCAGATCACGCATTCTGTGCGTGTGGATCGCCTCGATGGTACGCATATGGGTACGGAACTGCCGAAAGGATGGGAAGGCAACTTCGAACTCGAGCGGGGCAGCTCGGTGGTCGACGACTTCATCGCCGCTGCGGAGCAACAGTACTTCAATGGCGGCGGCATGCCGCCCGGGACCATGTACCAGTATGTAACCGAGACGGATGGTTCTACATCCACCTACCAGTATGACAACGTTGTATTCCGCCTTAGCAACGCAGGCACCTGGAAGGGTGACAGCAGCGTGAAGCAGAAACTGGAGTTCTTTGCAGTACGGAGGCGCCGGATCTAATGACCCCATCGGCATCCATAATGGCTGCGGCGGCTGACGCGGAAACTATCACCGATGACGATGGCCGCCGACTGACAATCCGTAAGCTGACAGCGCTGGACAGGCTTCGCCTGTTCAAGGCCGCCGGACCGGTCCTGGCGCAGAACCAGCCATGGCTCGGCATGGCACTGATCGCGAGTTCAGTGAGCGCGATTGACGATGTGCCGGTGCCGTCGCCAGCCAACGAGGTCCAGATCGAGGCCTTGGTCGCCCGGCTCGGCGACTCTGGGATTGTGGCCGTAGCCAATGCACTGCAGCAATCGGCGGAATTTGCCACTTCTGACTTGACGGACAGCGCGGGAAACTGAGCCGGCACCCCGAACTGATCGACTGCCTCTATCTGGTCCGGAACGGGGTGCCATTCGACGTTGCGTTCAGCCTCCCGACTGACGAACGCTTGGCGTTCGTGGTCGCATTAGGATCGCTGGACGGTGGGGTTTTCGACTGGCATGCCATGCAATGGAAGGTGCGCCCATGACCCGTCGCAAGGCCGCGGCTATCGGCAGCCGCTTGGCACAGGGTCGTGGCGTGTCACAAGGCCTGGCCCTGCTGCGAGCGAAACTCATCATGCTCGATGTTCCCTTGGGCCCGGATGCGACAACGCCCGCCACCCTGACGCGGCTCGGAAAAGGGTTTTCCATGCTTGCTGCGACCATGGCGCCTATCAGCCGCAGCGCGCCACGGATGGGGGCTTCGATTGGATTGCCATCGTCGGGTCCGGATGACCTGGCTCCGCAACGTTCCCGGGCGATCCCGTCAGTGCCTCCGCACATCGCCGGCGCCACGGTGAACACGGCGCTATTCGCGCCCATCATGCACAACCCAGCCGCAATCAGCAGTCCGCTCCTACCAACGGCCAGCAGCCCAATCCGGTTTGGGTTCGGTAGCCCAGCCGCACCTTACAATGCGCCGCCAGACACAAAGGATCCGGAAGACGCGCCGCGCGCGGCTCGATCGGCGGCACATCGAGCCTCCGACGCGATTGCTACGCCGGTGGGCCAAGGTAACTCTCGATCACCCCTGCCGGCGATGCGGCGGCCGGCCAATATGCCCTCGCTGGCGTCTGTGACTGCCGACACCCCCTCGAATACAACTTCGAATCCCGCGCCCAATGTGGTGGCTCCCCGGACAGCCGAGCAAAGCTCTTCGCTGTCGGTTGCTCTGGTCCAGTCAAGCCATCGGCCTGACCCGTTTCGGCAAGTTTCCCCAAGCCAGCGCCCGATCATTGCAACTGCTCCGCAGAACTTCACCGCCGCACCGATCAGCCTTCCCAATCCGCAGGACGATT